GTCGACCTTGCAGCCGGCCGGGTTGAAGAAGGCGTCCATCTTCATGCGGAAGCCCTTGTCGGTCTGGATGACCGCGCCGACTTTCCGGCTGATGTACTTGGTCTCGCCGTTCTTCTCGTACTTTCCGACCGTGGCTACCACGTCGTATTTGTGTTTTGCCATTATTGCTGCTCTCCGCTTGCGTCATTGACCACTTCAAAATCTCCATCGAACACGTACTCGTTACCCTGCGGCAGCCCAGCCTCTGCGGCCTCGTCCAGGGTGACGGCGCGCTGAATCTCGACCGACACTGGCAGGTACTTGAAGAGGCGGCGGATAACCGTCTTCTTCGCCATTTCCTCCCAGTGGCTGACCCATGGGCCAGACTTTCCGGCCTTGCTTTGTGCGCGCACGGCCTCGACCTGAGTCTTGCTCATGACCTCGAACTGAACGCCTCCGCCTTGTAGTCGCGCTACCGCGTATACGTGCGTAATCTCGCCGGCGTGCTCGCCTTCAAATGGCTTGTGTGTCAGGTCTTCGTGCAGTCCGAGCTGATAATCAAACTCGTCGTGCTCGCGCACGGTGCGCGCCGACAGGCTGACGATTTGCCCGGAGCGGCGGGCCAGGTCGATCATCCCGCGATAGCCGATGATCAGCTGCACTTGGTTCCCGTACGGCAGCAGGTAGGCGTGCCCAAGAGAGTTGCCCGGCTCAAGGCCGAGCTGGGCGCACTGGATGACTGAGCCTAGAAAGCTGTGCTGATCGCACTTTACCAGCGCCGGGGTCTTCCGGATCTCGGTGGTGACGATCCGCGCCATCCGCTCGGCCGTCATGTGCTTTGGCAGCGCAGCGGCGAATTGCGCCTTCATCTTCGGGCTGGCAAGCATTGCTGCCAGGCTGTCGGCCGGGCTGCGTGGCTTGACCTGCTGGCCGGTGGCTTGCTGCATGTCCTTCTGCGAGAAGGGTGCGACGTTCTCAGTGCTCATCTTCGATCCTTGGCCCAGTAGGGCAGCGAGAGGGTTTCCACGCCAGACCATTCGCCGGTGCGGATGCAGTCTGCGTAGGTGGCCATGTCCTCGATGTAGGTGTCTCGACCGATCGACTTGGCTTCGTGGTCGAGTGTGAAAAGGCGCACCGGGTACTTCCCGCACTCGATGCTTGTGCTGACGACCAGGAACACGAACGCGGCCGGCTGCTCGCCAAAGTGCGCTGCGTAGCCGTCGCAGTAGAACGGGTCCTGGACGTGATAGCGGTACTCGTAGACGGAGCGGGCGAACTTCTCCATGTCGCCAGTCGTCTTCACATCGGCGATCCAGCCGAGCGAGGTGATGGTCTTGTCCGGACGGCAGCGAGCGAGGAGGCCTGTCGTCTGCTCTTTCCAGTAGATGCTGGCCTCTGCGTCGCCCTCGGCCTCAACCAGCCAGCGCGCGTGCGGGTGGGCCATCACGCTCTCGCGGATCAGCATGACCTTCCGGCCTTCGTCGGCAGTGAGCACTGTCTGGCCATTCAGACCGGCCTCGAACTCCTCCCACTTCTCCTTGCCGGCCTTGGTGTTGCGCGGGGCATCTGCCGGGCCGATGGCGTACTGCTCCGCGAACCGGTGCGGCTCAAGCAGGATGGCGTGCACTGCGTCGCCGATGTTTAGCGCTGACTTCTTTTCCTCGTCCTCTGGAGCGGCCTTGCTCCACTGGTAAAGAGCTGGGCTCTTGTGGATCAGGTCAAGCTGCGATTTCGAGACGCCTGGCCCGCCGTGGTATGCCTCGTTGCTGAGGTCGCGGTAGTAGCCTTGCGTGATCGCCTCGACTGGAGCGTTCATGCTCAACCTCCGAAAAGTTTGTAGATCGCCGCCTCGCCAGCCAGGCCGATCAGCAGCACGCCAGCCAGCACGCCGAACCCGGTAAGGGTCCACCAAGCAGCTGCGAATGAGTGGCCTGATGGGGTGTCGTCGTAGGGGAGGGATTGGGTTCGGTTCATGGCTCACCTCGCGCTTTGGCGATGGCGGCGTCAGCTTCAACAACAGTCTGGTAGTCGTAGAGCCATGATCCGTCGTCGGCGTCTTGCTTGTTGTGCTTGTCGATCATCGACAGTAGCTCGGCGCGGCATTGGGTCAGCGCATCTAGCAGATCGGGCGCGGCGGCTATCAGTTTGGCGTTTGCCTTCTGAGTGTCCTCATCGTATCCATCTGCTTGCAGATCGCAGATGACGAAGCCATCTGCGCCCGGGCCGTGAATCCCAATCAATGCTTCTTCCTTGACGTTTGCGCAACCGATATTCCAAGGCCCCGTTGTGTGTTTGCTCATCTGATTGCTCATAGCGGCGCCCCGTTGGTGATTCGATCTGCAAGGCCGTGAGCGAGAGCCCAGCCGGTGAGTAGTGCAAGGGTTACTGCGAAGCCCCGCCACCATGCGTAGCGCAGGGATCGTTGTCTTTGGCTAGCCATCACACACCTCCCAGCAGGGCCACGTAGGCGAGAGTTCCGATAAGCGATCCGGCTACGGTGATGCCTAGGGCGCCGGCCAGCTCCTTGAGGACGTAGGCATTCATGGCTGGGCTCCTTGCAGGGCGGCGTCATAGGCTTCAAGCAGCCTGTCGCACTCGTTGTCATAAAGCTCTTCCGTGCAGCCCTCTCGCTCGGCGATCACTACTGCGCGCATCCACCGATACCGCTCGGCATCCTTCTGCGCCGCATCCCGCTCAGCGATAAGGGCGCGATTGCGCGCGACCTGATCGTCCAGAAGGGCCTGCAGTTGCATCCGCTGGTCGGCCTCCTTTGCCAGCCGCACCTTGAGCTTGTCGATGTAGCGATTCGTGCTCATGCCGCCTCCTGCTTGATCTGCTCGGCCTTGCTGCGCAACTGCGCCGCGTGGTGTTCGATGAAGGCCGCTTGCTGCTTGTCGATGGCGAGGGCCTGCGTGCTCAGGTATTCGGCCAGATCGGGGTTGAACTGCCCGATCAGGTTCCGGTGGCTTTCCCAGCGCTGATGCCCGACCAGTCCAGGCACGAGCGCGGCGACCAGCTCAATCGGCAGGTCCAGCTTGTCGGAGGCGAATGCGGCGTAGGCGGCAATCGTGTCGGCGTCGTATGCGTCGAGGGCTTCGTGCACACGCTCTGCCTCGGAAACGCTGTCATCCGGGCACGGGCATTCCCGAACCCCTGGTTCGTGTCTGTACATGGTGGATACCTCGGTTGCCCGGATGGGCGATGGAAGGGGTGATGCAGTGGCCGGGCATCACTCCGGCGCGCCTTAACAATGCGGTGGCTCCGCAAGAGGGCTCCCGACCTTTCGGCCCGCAAGGAACTCCCTCTGACGACTTTCTTCCCCGGTGCGCCTGTCCCGGCATTTCTGCTGTTTGCGTGTCTATGGCTGCCACGCCGCACTGCATCGGATAGGGATCGAAACCACGACAGGGAGCCGCCCGAAGCACTTGCCTGCCGCCAATCCCTATCCGATGCAGGCTCGTTACGTGAGCCATTCGGCCGTCTCAACGGGGTGTAGTGGAGTCCCGCCAACGGCTGCCGGTGTTTTTCAGCAATCGGGGCACTTGCCGGCTTATCCCCGTCGCGGATATCCCGAAGGTCCGCCGCGCGCGGATGTGATTCCTGGCGCTACCAGCACCGGGCGCCGCACGGTTATCGCAGACCTGGGGGTCTGGCCTGGCTGGCTCAGGCGGGGTTATTTGGTGCGGGCCTGTGCTGATGTCATGGCATCTCGTGATGCCTCCCAGCCGGCGCAAAAGTTGTTATAGCTAACCAACTCATCAGCGGCTTTGAACGCCCGCCTCCAGTGAGCATCTGTTTCGCCTTCGAGCAGCCTGCTGGCTACTCTGTAGCGGTAATGCTTAAAGGCTTTCTCCATCTCTTCCATCACTTCTCTCCTTTCTCTCTCCACCACTCACACCCCCACAGCGCAGCTAGTACGCAGATGAGGAGGAGGGTTTCTGGTTCGGTTAGCACGGCAAAGGCTCTTCAGGCCGGTCCATCCAGTGCGTCACCGCGTAGAAATTTCCTTTCCCGCGGCTATCGCACCACGCACCGATCCAAACCCCGTCGCCCTTATATGTTCCGCTTTCGATATTTGACGAGCTGCACACGGGAATTCGGATAAGGCACTTGTGGCCTATATCTGGCAGCCGCTCCTCAACGCTTATCCATTCGCTCATCTCATCCTCTTATGTGC